GTTCCCGCAGCGATGGGCTATCGGCGTGCGGGTGGCTGGTTCCGACATGGTGGACGGCGGCACGCGCGGGCAGCGCGTCGAGGTCGTGACCGACCCGACGACGATCCTGATGCTTGACGCTGCGATGGAACAGCAGCCACAGGTCGGACAATTCGACGCCTCGGCGGACGTGGAAAAACTCGAAACAGTGATCGGCTCGCTGGCCCATCGCCTCGCAACCGACGCGGGCCTCTCGCCGAGCGAGATCCAGCGCACGAGCGGGAGCGCGAAGAGCGGGTACGCCATCAGTCTGTCCTCCGAGGGTAAGCGGACGGCGCAGAGGAAGTACATCCTTCAGCAGCGTGACGCGGACGAGCGGCTGGTCGCGATCTCGGCGGCGCTCTTCAACCGCGCCACCGGGTCGCAGTTTCCCGAGGGCGGCTACTCGGTCATGTACCGGGAGATCCCGCTCTCACCCGAGGAGATGCAGAGCCGGCGAACCCACGCGCTCGAGATGATGGAGGCCGGCCTCATGGACAAGGTCGAGGCGCTCCGTCTCTTCGGCAGCATGACCCACGAGGACGCCGTCGCGCGCCTCGAGCAGATCACGCTCGCGAAGGCGGCAGAGGCCCGCATGATGGAGAGCGCGCCGCCGGCCGTGGAAGAAGGAGAAACAGGAGGACGGCCGGCGACGGCCGCACCCGATGTATCCCCTGCACACGCCGAGGCGATGTCTGAAGTCGGCGAGGAACTCGACGCGGCCGAGGAGGCCCTCGCCGCTCTCGACCTGGACGAGGCGAACGCCGCCGTCGTCGCGGCAGTCATCGAGAGCCTCCGCGAGGCCCGCGGCTACCTCGGACTCGGCCCGAAGGTCGAGGCAGAGGTCGAGATCCACGACGACATGGAAGAGGACGAGGCGACTACCTAATGCCGTTCATCAGCGAGAGGCAGCGCGACTATCTCAAGCGTGAACACCCCGAGGTGTACCGGCGCTTCTTGCGCGACGAGCGCGCGATGGGGTTCGAACTCCGAGCGCCCGTCGAGGTTGCAGCCGTCGCGAAGCGGGGGCTCGAGAACCGGCGCAAGTACGGCCGAGGTGGAACGCTGGTAGGCGCGCGTCGCGCGTCGCAGCTCGCGAGCCGCGACGTGGTGAGCATCGAGACCATCAAGCGCATGGTCGCGTACTTCGAGCGTCACGAGGTGGACCTCGAGGCGCCGGCCGCACGACCAGGGCATCCGCAGTATCCGAGCGCCGGGCGCATCGCGTGGGATCTCTGGGGCGGCGCCCCCGGCCGTGCATGGGCGAAGCGTCAACTAGCAGTCTGGGAGCGCGTGCAATCCGCACGCGAGGAGGAAGCATGACCGAGGAAGGAACCACGACCACGACCACGACCACGGCAGAAGCCAGCGACAACGGAGCGGGCGCCCGCATCCGGCAGCTCGTGGCGCGAGTCAAGGAACTCGAGGGTCGCGTCAGCGAGCTGACCCCGCTCGCCGAGAGCGCCGAGAAGTACCGGGCGCAGATCGAGGAGGTCAAGGCCGCGAGTAAGGCCGAGCGCGAGGCGCTCCGAACCGAGCGTGAGATCGCCGCGGCTGGCATCACCGACGCCGAGGGCATCGACTACGTGCAACATGCCTACAGCCGACTCCCCAGCGAGGGCCGTCCCCCGCTCGCGGAGTGGCTCGCCAACAAGGACACGCTCCCGAAGGCAGTGCGCGCCTACCTGCCCGAGGCCGCTCCCGCTGCGCCCGCAGCCCCGGCGGCTCCCGTTACGACGGCGATGCCGAAGGTCAACGCCGGCACGGTCACGCAGACGCCGCCGGCAACCACGGCGTGGACGCCCGAGGCGATCATGCGTCTCTCGCCCGCAGAGTTCAAGGCGAACGCGGCAGCGATCAAGGCAGCGTTCTCGGCCCCTTGACATTCTGTCACGCGTAGGCATACCCTAGCCGTGGGGACACTCCCCACGCGCTCGGGGCAAGCTCCCGTAAAAAGCGACAGGCGCGGCAACCTCGAACCTCTTTAGGAGGCCATCATGGCCAACATCGATTTTGCCGCTCTCGACGGCTTCTCCCGCGTCGCCGCGGTCCTCTATCAGTCGATCGTGATGAAGCTCGCCGACACCGGCAGCCTTCGCAACGCGCCCTGCTTCCTCAACGTCGGCTCGATCAACGGCACCGGCAGCGACAGCATCCAGGTGCCTGTGGTCGGCCTCAACGGCACCGACATCATGAGCGCCCCCGGCGACGGTGTGAGCGTCAGCAACACCTCGATCACGAACTCGTCCGCGACGGTGGTTGTCGCTCGGCAAGCTCTCCGATACGATCTTACTGACTTGGCGCGCGTATCGAACTCCGTGCCCGGCGGCGTCGACCTCGACGGCCTGAGCAACGCGATGGTCGCGGCCTTCAACGGCCGTTTCAATCAGCTGGCGTGCGCGTTGTCCTCGGGCTTCTCGACGCAGGTCGGCAGCACGGGCGTGGACATGACCACGGACACGTTCTACTCCGCGATCTTCGCGCTCCAGCTCCAGAGCGTCATGGGCGAGTACGACGTGATCCTGCATCCGCAGCAGTACAACGACCTCATGTCCAGCCTCCGCGCGGAGACGGGCCCGGGTCAGTACCTCCCCGCCAACCAGGAGCAGACAAACGCGCTGGGTACGAGCTACCGTGGAAAGCTGTTCGGCGTCAACGTCCACCTGTCCTCGTATGTGCCGTCTGTAAGCGGCACCGACTACCGCGGCATGATGCTCGGCAACGGCGCCATCGCCTACGCCCTCGGCACCCCGGCGCCCATCGCGGCGGCGGGCGGCGTCATCATCCCGGCCGGCGCCCCCGTGGCGGTCGAGTGGGAGCGTGACGCGGCCTCGGGTCTCACCAAGGTCGTCGGCAGCGCCTTCCTCGGCGTTGCGGAGCTCCAGGACCTCAAGGGCGTCGGCATCCTGTCCGACCTGTGATGGTCTGCTAGGCTCTGCCTAGCGCCGAGGCGTGTCCGTGCTTATGGTACGGGCACGCCTTCGTGCGTAAGGAGAAACAAGATGGCAGCGAACTTCGGAACGGCTGACGGCGGCAACTTCGCGGCGCAGCCCGCGTCTCGTCCGCAGGGGATGGCAACCCTGCTCAACCTGCCGAGCAACGCGGCATGGTGGTACACGCATCATCCGGCGCACTGGCAGTGCGTGGAAGGCGAGTGGCTTCCGGACCTCGGGCAGATGCTGGCTATCCCCGGGCTCAACCGGGTGGACAAGAACGGCGACACGGCCCTCGCTGAGGTCCACCTCGGGAAGAAGGGCGTGACCATCATCCCCTGGGAGGTCGAGCCGGGTGGCTACTGCATTCAGTACGCGGGTGCGAACGGTCCCGTGTTCCTCAGCAAGTGGGAGCGACCGAAGCTCGTGGCGGGTCAGACGCGCATGACGGTGGACACCGAGGGCTACCGGGCCTTCTGCCGTCGTCTCGTCGCGGACGGCGTGATCAAGATCCCCGACCCCGACTTCATCGGTGTGATCATCGAGCGCCAGGAGCGCGTGGTCAGCGAGCACCAGACCCGCGCGCCGACGCATCCCGGCAGCGCGCTCGCGCTCCCCGTCGAGAGCAAGCGCCTCGAGGACATGCGCGCAGCGCGTGAGCGCATGTATACTCCCGTCAAGACCACGAAGGCGAAGGCATGAGCGGGGAGCGTAAGGACATCGCAGCGGCGAAGGAAGCCATGACGCGCCGGCTGGTCGAGGGCGGCATGCCGCCGCAGCGCGCCGAGCAGGTCGCGCGCCAGCAAGCGCAGAAGGCGGATCGTCGCGAACGCGATAAGTAACGGCAGGGGGACACGATGAGCATCAGCGAGACGCTCTACACGGCACGGTTTCGCTCCGGCGAGACGATCGAGCGTGGGCGTAACCAGGATCTCACGTGTCCCGTCTACCGTGCGGGTGCGCTCGTCGCGCCGATCTCGGGCACGCTCACGGTCTACCGTGCGGATGGGACGGTCGTGGTCAACGCCGCGGTCGTGACCATCACGGGCAGCGTTGCGACCTACGCGCTGCTCGGCACGGTGACCAGCTCGCTCGCGCTGGAAGAGGGCTGGCTTCTGGAGTGGACGCTCCAGATGACGGCCACAATGCAGAACGTGTTCCGCAACGACGGCGCCCTCGTCCGTCGCACGCTCTACCCGGTCATCACCGACGCGGACCTGTTCCAGCGCCACAGTGACCTCCCGGCGCTGCTCGCGACCGGAACGACCTCGTATCAGTCCTACTTGGACGAGGCGTGGGGCACGCTCACGAACCGGATCACGGCGCAGGGACGCCGGCCGTACCTGATCATCCAGCCGAGCGCGCTGCGTGACGCGCACCTCGCGCTGACGCTGCAGCTCATCTTCCTCGACTTCCAGACGAGCGCCGGAGAGGGCGGTCGCTGGCAGGCCCTCGCCGAGCACTACGGCCGCGCCTACACCGAGGCGTGGGGCCAGCTGCGCTTCAACTACGACGAGAGCGACGAGAACAAGGTCAACCCGAACACGAAGAAGAGCGGCACCTCGACGGTGTGGCTGAACGGCCGCGGCGGCTACCCGCGCTTCGGTGGCTTCTACTAATGGCCAGCAAGACCGTCAGGCAGCTGCGCGAGGACGTGACCGCACGGATCCTCACGCTCACGGGCTGGAAGGAGTCGCGCGTGGCTCCCGACAACTTCGGGCGGGATGCGGACTCCATCGCTCATAAGGCGTTCGCCGTGCATCCCACCTCGACCGATGACCTGCGCGCCTACCGAGGGCGCCCGGCCGAGGGCCTCCTCGTGGAGACTACGCTCGAGGTGCGCTACTCCTGGCGCCTCGCGCCGAAGGGCATGAGCGACAGTTACGACGATGCCCTCGATGGAGAGCAGAGCGTCATCAACAAGCTCATGGCCTACGATACGACGTGGCCGCAGTCCTACAAAGTGCAGGTCATCAGCACCACGCGAGAAACGTCGGTACTCGGCGAATGGGTCGTAGGTGTGATAACGTTCCGCATCATCCACACGCTTCCGCTGCAGTAAGGGGGATCAAATGGCGCTTCCAATCGTTAAGAACTACCGGGACGGCCAAATCGTTTTGAAGGACGGGACCGGCACCCCGATCGCGATCACGGTCGAGTTCGAGGCTGGAGACTTCTCCATCTCGGGCGTGTCGGCGAACTCGAACACCGAGGTGACGACGTACCTCGACCGCGGCTCTCTGGGCACGGTGCGTCTCACGTCGCAGAGTTTCCCCACGTGGTCCTTCTCGGCGCATATGACGGAGCTGAGCGACTCCACCTCCAAGACGCTGTGGGACGCGGTCAACAAGACCGGCACCTTCGCGGCGGCTATCAGCACGATTACCAACAGCGATGCCTACGGCCTCGACTGCCTCATCGTCATCGAGGGAACCACGCTCGGGGAGGCCACGGATCACACCCTGACCCTCACCGGCAACCGCATCTCCATCGACTTTGCGGAAGGTGACCCCAACACGTTCACGCTCAATGGCACCTGCTACGGCACCATCACGGCGACCTAACCCCGCACGGGATAGCATCCCATGCCCGACGCCCCCCGTGCTACATGGTGCGGGGGGCGTTTCACGTCTGAAGGAGGAAGGAATGGAAGTCACTCTCGGGAAGCACAAGGTCACTCTCAAGAAGCCCACGTCGTTCATGTCGGCGCGCGAGGTCACGATCGCCGTGGGGACCTCGGCCCTCCGCGGGCTCGGCGCTGCGCTCGGCGTGTGCTGGACGGGGAAGGCCCTCAAGGCCAGCCTCTCCGGGTGCAAGTATGACATGCTTGCCTATGGCGGCGCCGTCGTTGATGAGCTGGTTGCCCTGGGCGTGACCGAGGCCGAGATCTACACGGCTGGCAAGGAAGCCCTCGACCTCGTGATCGAGGCGATCCCGCGCGAGCCAGAGGTCGCGACCGTCGCGGGTTTTACCGATCCGCAGACGGAGCCCTCGACTCCGTAGCCCTCGAGATCGGGCTCACGTTCTGCGGCGATCCCGACGCGTTCTATGGGTGGACACGCGACCAGCAAGAGCGCGTCCTCGCGTGGTGGCGCGTCAAGCACACGCCGCCGCCGAAGCCTCAACGCGGGAAGGCGCGCGAAGGTGATAGTATGTCCCCCGAGGCGCGAGCCTTCTGGGGGATCGGTGGCGGGTAAGAAGATCACGGTAGGGCGCGCATCGGTGGCCATCGGGCCACAGCTCGAGGCCGCGCTCGACCGCATGATCTCCACGACCTACGCCGAGATCAAGCGTGAGGTCGAGAGCATCGCGTCGGACGTGACCGACTACGCTCGTGGCGAGTGGTATCAGAACGTCACGCGCCGCACGGGCAAGACCGGCGAGGGCATCGACTACGAGATGCGGATCACTCCCACGCACCTAAAGGGCATCGTGTTCTCGAACACGAAGGCGACGTACTACGTGCATCGCCCTGGTCCGTTCTCTCGCCTCGGGCGCCGCGTCGATGGCGAGGAGTTCTCGACCATCATGCAGCAGTACCGCAACACCGGCACGATCCCCGAGGGCTACACGGTCGAGCGGTACACGCGCACCCGGCGTCCCATCGGCGTGTTCCGCATCAACACCGAAAGCGCACGCCCACGCGACGGGAAGAACGTCTGGAAGATTGTAGTGCTTGACTACGGCAAGAAGCTGGTCAAGCAGCGCCTCCCGCAGATCGACAAGGCACTACAGGCTGCGACCCGCCGGCTCGCAGCGTAGGGGGATTCATGGCTAGCGTAGAACTGTCAGTCGATGCCAACCTCTCTGGACTGCGCCAGCAACTGGAGAGCATCCCCGGCCTGACGGCAGAGCAAGCGCGGCTAATGACCGCGGAACTCAACAAGAGCATCCGCGCGAGCGAGCGTGCTGCGAAGGCTGCGGCCGATGCCAGCAAGCGGGCGATGGCTAGCGCCTCTGAGAGCGCGCGTGAGGCGGCTGCGGATGTGGGCAAGGTCGGAGATCGCTTCGGGACCGTAGGCTCGTCTGCGGGCAAGCTGGCGGGCGCTCTGTCGATGCTGGGGCCGGCGCTCGGCGACAGTGCGCGCAACGTGGCCGACCTCGCGGACGTGGGCGAGGTGGGCGCGCTGGCGTTCGAGGGCTTCGGTGCGGTGCTGCTCCCGCTGACGGCTACGCTCGCGCTCTTTGCTGCCGGGCTGGCGCCGATCGGCGAGCTCATTGTCGAGGAGCAGCGCCGGGCGGAGGCAACCGCTGCAGCACTCAAGAAGTACGAGGCGGCGACCGCCGCTGCCGAGGCTGCGAACACGAAGTTCGCGGGAAGCCTCGCGGGCGTAAATGACTACATCAAGATCGCCACCGGGCTTGAGACGATGGCCACGCAGAGCGCCCGAAAGCGTGGCGAGGCCCTCCGCGCAGAAGCCGACGCGCAGATGGAGGCGACGAGGGCGCAGATCGCAAGCGCCGACGAGTTCCTCGCTCTGCGAAAGGTCGAACAGGATGCGATCACCACGCGCATCCTTCTCGGAAAGGCGACCGAGGAAGAGGTCGCGAAGCTCGCAACGCTCGGCCCCGAGATCGAGGCGATCAACGCCGCTCAGGCTCGCCGTCGTGCGCGTCTCGAAGAGGTCAACGCATCGACCGAGGACAGTATCGAGTTCATGCGTCTCGAGGCCGAGGCCATCGACCAAGTCGCCCGCAACGACAAGCGCGAGGCCGACGCAAAGGCCGCACGCGAGAAGGCATCGCGGGCGCATGCCGCGGCGCTTGAGGTCGAGGCAGAGAAGCAGCGCGAACTAGACGGCGTTATCTCGAAAGCGCGCAGCATCCTCGACTCGCAGCTCGACCAGACCGGCCGCATCTTCAAGCAGCAGCGCGAACTGCGCGCAGAGCTAGAGAAGCACCCCGAGGCTTTCGGAACGATCACGGCGGCTATTGGTGTACTCGATCGTCAGCTCGAGGAGTTGGACGACCAGGAGATCGACGCCTACCTCAAGCGGCAGGCAGCAGCGGCCGGCGAGCTGCAGGCGGCGTTTGAGGCGCTCATCCCGCCAGAGGTGCCGACGCGCCAGCAGCAGTTCGCCACGCTGACCGAACAGGTCACGCAGGCGATGCGCGACGGCACGATCACCTTCGATGACTACCAGAAGAAGCTCAAGCAGATCCAAGAGGCGCAGGAGGAGACGTTCTCGCTTGAGACGCTCAACGCCTTCTTCGAGAACGTACAGAGCAAGAGCTCGCAACTGTTCAGCGACCTCTCGGCCGTCAGCGACTACTTCATGGCGCAGAGCGAGAACGCCGTCGCCGAGGCCGTCGCCGCGCGCAAGTCGCTTGGGAAGGACGCCACGGCCGACGAGCGCGAACAGGCGAAGGAGCGCGTCAAGAACGCGAAGGACGAGGCGCGCAAGCAGTTCGAGATCAACAAGGCGCTGCAGATGGCGCAGATCATCGTGAACACGGCAACGTCTGCGACGCAGGCGGCGCTCGTTGCGCCACCACCTGCAAACATTCCGTTCATCGCTGCCGCGCTCGCAGCTGGAGCAGTCCAGCTCGCGACGGTGCAGGCGACCACGCCGAAGTTCCACAAAGGCGGCATGGTGGGTCAGCCTGACGAGAGCATGGCGATCGTTCGGAGCGGAGAGGCGGTGCTCAACCCAATGGGGCGCACGATGCTCGGCGACGACGCGATCCGTCAGGCGAACGCCGGGATTAGCGGCGGGCACGGCGGCGCTGTGCAGATCGTCTATAAGCACAAGTCCTTCGACTACTTCGTGCGCGATCACCTGCGAACGAACGCTACCCTCCCGCGTGCGTTAAACGCTGGGCGTAGGCTCGGGCAGAGGGGAGGCTAACCATGGCGAGCGCCGTTACCGTCAACGCTCTGCGGGGCATCCTCGTCCACGACGAGCGCATCAATGCCTCGTCCTTCAGCGAGTCGCTCTCGACGCTCTCTCAGGCTGGCCCACGTCCAGGCGTGCCGGTCCCCACGCGCGCGACCGACATGGTCCTCGAGGCGAGCGGCGACAGCTTCGAGGGCAGCACGATCACAGTACGGACGGTGCGAGCCGGCGGCGTGTCGGCATCCCCTGACGGCGAGATCGAGCCGGGCGCCTTCGCGATGCGGACGAACGGACTCAACTGGCTCGGGTGGAACGGGCCGCTCGTGTTCTCGGGCTGGAGCCCGCTGCACACGTTCGCTTCGGGCGGTGCTGCGAACCAGTACGGCAACATGCATGCCGTGCACACCGACGACGGGACGATGCTCACGACGGCGCAGCGATTCACGTCTGCCGGGTCCATCCGCAACCTCGTCGTGCTTCGCACAGTCGGCGCCACCACGACGACGGTTGTCGTGGACACACAGGCCGCGGCGCTCGTGGCGTACTGCCCCACGCTCGTGAAGCTCCCCGAGGGGCGTCTCCTTCTGCTCTCCACGAAGGCCGTGACCGGCGGGCAGTACACGATCCGCGCGTGGATCTCGACCGACGATGGCGCGACGTGGACGCGCAGCGCGGACAGTGTGATCCGCGACGAGCTCGACGGCGCAGTGGTAGTCCCCCGCCGACTGCGCGCGGCGTACAGCAACGGTCAGATCCTCATGCTGCTCGCCTTCCGCGACACGTCGGCGACGGTAGACGACTCGTTTAAGCATTACGCGAGCGCAGACCTCGGGGCGTCCTTCGCGCTGGTCCAGAGCGTGGACAACACGACCGCGGCGAACGATTACACGGGCGGCGTTCACGACATCGTGGCCACGCCCTCGGGCACGTTCGTCGTCGTGTTCTGCGCCTCGTCGCGTAGCGCGCCATATGACTACGGCGCGAACTCCACGGTGCTCTATAAGGTGCTGCCGTCTGCGTGGGTCGCGTGGCAGACAGTGGTCACGCAGACGATCACGGGGCTCGGATCCCCGAGCGCGAACCTCACGGTGGGCGGGCAGCTCTCGAGCAGCACCGAACTTTGCGCCACGCGCGACGAGGACGGCACGGTCTACGTGTTCGCCCTCGACTTCGCGACGAACCAGCAGACGCAGATCGTGCGAAGCACCTCGGACGTGTTCACCGACTGGGTCGAGGTGGGGCTCCCGAACGCCAGCACGCCGAACGTCGCGTGGAACTCTGGCGGCTTCGAGTGGATTAGCGGCACGATCTCGGCGTACAACGGAACGCTCCGGCTCGTCTCCTCGTGGGACTCCGCGACGTGGCCGGGTCAGATCGGGATCACCACGTTCGCCGGGTACGCGACGGCGTGCATGCCCTGGTATCCGGCGACCGAAGCCGCCTCGGATAAGCTGCTTGGGTCGCGCCTTACGTGGACGCCGCACTGGCTCCCCGATGCAGCTGGATGGACGCTCGCGACGGCCGGCGTCCCCACGGTGGCGCTCAACGCCGCGGGGTACCTGTCCATCGTGTCGCCTGCTGCGGCCGTCAACACGTACACGCAGGCAGGCCCCGCGCTCACGGCGAACCACACGGTGGCGGCGTTTGCAGAGTGGATCGCCACGACGGAGCGCAGCGAGATTCGGCTTGCCTCGAGCAACGGGACGAACACCTACGGCATCCGGGTGCGCTGCTCGGGAACGACGGTCGATGTCCTCGACAGTAACGGCGGCGCCTCGCTCGGATCGACTAGCATCACTGCCGGCTCGCGCATCCAGATCCGCGCCTTCTTGGAGAATAACGGAGCCACGGCAAACGCAGTCGTGTACCTCGGCACGGGAGCGGGCGGCTTCATCACGCTGCGTCCGTCGAACCGTATCGTGAACGTCAACACGGTTAGCGATGCAGGCGTGACGGCCGCGGGGACGTCGGTCACGTGGGGGCAGTTCTCGCTCGTGAACCCGGCCGAATCCCGCTGGTACGGCGTGGGCTGGATGGCGGCTGCGGGTGTGTCCTCGGTCTATAATCTCACGCTGCCGACCGACCTCCCCGGTCGCCCATTCTCGGCGTACCCGCAGACGCTGGACTACGGCACGCTGGTCCGCGCCGTGGCTGGCCCGACGCTCGCAGGCGACGAGTGGACGATCACGCCGCGGTATGACTACGGCATCTCGAACGTGCTCGTCAGCGAGGCCCCCTCGCCGCGTCAGTCGTGGCGCTCGGTCGACGCTACGCAGCATGAACTCACGTGGGTCATCGAGACGGGAGCCGGCGCAGTCACTCCGCTGCGAGGGCCTCTCGGGGCGCTCTACCTGGGCGGCGTGAACTTTCGAACGGCTACCCTTGAGGGTCGGAACGGAGCCGGCGCGTGGGTAAGCCTCGGCGTGATCGACATGGCGGCGCAGAGCCGCCCGCTGCGGTGGGTTCGCAACGGTACGATGATCGAGCCGGACACGAGCAGCGCCACCAGCGCCGGCTACTTCTGGCCGCATGGCATCCTCCGCGGGGCGCGCTTCGTGCCCGACGTGACCGCGGCCTCGGGCCTGACGGCAAAGGCCATCACGAACAGCAGCGAGGGCAACTGGACGAACCAGAGCGGGCGCCGGCTGCGCCTCGAGGTGGCGAGCACCTCGGGCCTTGGGTCGAGCGGCACGAACGGCGCGATCGTCCACAGGTCGGGCTTGCTCGT